ATTACATTTTTGTTGTAAAACACATTTTCCAAAGGATATTAAATTAGATCCGAAAAACAACAAGATCAAAGTGAAAAAGGTATGCGACTACTTGTTGCAAGATATAGCAAAAAGCGTCTTAACAAAGGTTACTGAAATATTTGAAAAAAATAAATCTATTATGGCTGATATAACGAAGGTTATTATAGAGCTTCAACCCAAAATAAACAACAAAATGAAGCTTATCAGTCATCTCATATATGGAAAATTTGTAGAATTGTATCTAGACAAACCTAAGACTACTATCAGATTTGTGAGCGCATCGAAGAAGCTGAAAGCGTACACTGGACCATTAATAGAATGCAAACTAAAAGGAACATATGCCAGAAGAAAGTTTCTAGCAATACAATATACAAATTGGTTTTTGACTTGTAGATTTGTGAAATGTCAAGAGTGGGTAGACAAGTTTCAAGCTAGTCACAAAAAAGATGACCTTAGTGACACGTTTTTAATGGCTATAAACGGATTAGCTATTGGTAAATAGTACAGTAATTAAAACAAAACTTAAACCACATTTCTGTAGATAAATTGTGCTTGATTTTTGTATTGTCAAGATACATACAAAGCAACCAATAAGATGATTGCAACTCCTGGTTGTAGTCCTTGATATAATTATTCAATACAGTAGAATAACAATTGTTCATCTGTAGAGAGCTATTCTCAAGTGAAACTAGGTCACACGAAACAAGAATCAAATCTGTCAAAACCGTGCTCTTCATTGATCCGAACATGTATGGAAATCTATCCTGCAATTCGTGAAATAGATCTATAATTGTATCCAAGTGTTTTGACAGAAAAGAATCAAGATTATCTTGAGAGTCCTCGAAAGAAGATAAGTCGTCGTCTGATGCCATTATGTCAACAGTTTTCTGATAATATAAAGTATGGTTTTAGTGTTTCTTAAATAAGAATGTCTTTCAGATTTAAAATTAGTTTTTCTTTAGGAACCTTTCGTTTTTTTTTTGAATTAATAAAACTTAAATTTATTTTGTTATAGTATTATAAAACAGAATGAACCAAATCATCAAGTTGATACAATCAAATGACTTTGTCAAAATCGCTTTGATTCTTTTGGGAGTATACTTATTTATGACGTACACTCAAAAGGACACCATGAACAATGTTGAACCAGGAATCTACGAACCTCTAGACAACGTTGAACAATCTGAAGTTGTTCAAGGACAAGCTCCACCACAACAATCTGAAGTTGTTCAAGGAGATGTTGAAGGAGTTGCCGTCTCTGGTTTCGAGTCGAAGAAGAAGACAGCTGTAGAGCAAACACTTTTGACTGGTAAAGACCAGCTAAAGGCCGATGACCTGCTTCCAAAATACGATGAAGCAAATGAGTTTGCTAAACAGAATCCTGTGTCTAACTTGTTGAAAGAACAAAACTTTTTGATTAGCGGTTACCACGTTGGTATCAACACTGTTATGCAATCTAACAAAATCCCATACCACGACATCCGATCTGCTCCACCAATTCCTAAAGAGAATGTTGGGCCGTGGTCTCAAAGCAGTTATGACACTCCAGCGGGTGCGAACCGACGTATGCTCGAAATACTTTGAAAATTGATTTAAAGATAACAATTAATTGAATATTAAAAGAAAATTGTTATTTTTCAACACAAGACGATGCCTGCAAAACTAACATATGAACAAGTAAAGTCGGCATTTGAACAAAAAGGCTTCAAGCTGTTATCAAACCAATACGAGTCAAACACAAGCTTGTTGGACTACGAATGCAATAATGGCCATCAACATAGGGCAACATACAAGTATTTCACAAGGCAATTACCTTGTTTAGAATGTCTAAAGGACCAAACAAAAGCAAAACGTGAAGAGAAAGAAATGGAACGTAAATCGAAGCCACGTAAATCGCTCAAAGGTGTTCCAAAAAAGTATAATCTCACTTTTGTAGCCAACTATATGATAGAAAATGGTTGCGAGTTGCTATCAACAGAATATACAACAGATAGAGTCAAACTGCGTTTTGTTTGTGTTTGTGGAGGTATTGGCGAGCGGAATTTCAACAGTTTTTATCACGCTGGAGCAAGGTGTAATGATAAAGATTGCATACAAAGCCGTATGAAGCAAAGAATGTTGGAACGGTACGGTGTTGAAAATGCTATGCATAGCGAAGAAGTGAAGTCCAAGCTAAAAACAACGAATCTAGAAAAGTATGGTTGTGATAATCCATTTGCTAATGAACAAATCAAACAGAAGATAAAACAAACAAATTTGGAAAAATATGGTGTAGAGTATGCCAGCCAAAGTGAAATTGTACAGGCAAAAATGAAATCAACTAATTTGAAAGTCTATGGATGTGAAAATCCTTTTCAATCACAAGAGATAATCACCAAGATGAATGAGAAAAATAAAGAGTTGTATGGCGTTGAATGGAATGGTCAAAGAGAAGATATCAAAGAAAAGATAAGACAGACCTTCATGACAAGGTATGGAACGTTGTGTCCTATCAACACACCTGAAATACAAGAACGCATACGTAAAAATTGTTATGATAGATATGGTGTAGAACATCACGCGTCAAGACCAGATGTTATAGAAAAACGTAAAGAGACAACTTTTATGAAATATGGTGTAGAACATTCTTTACAATCCCCGTTAGTACGAGAAAAAGGTATAAAAAGATTGCTTGATGCATATGGTGTTGATAACATATCTAAACATCCATTGTATCAAACAAAAAAGGTTGAAACAAGTTTGATGAGATATGGATACGATTATCCAATGCAAAATCCAGAAATAGCTGAAAAATCTTCAAAGACTGCTTTAACAACAAAGGATTATACTCTTCCAAGCGGTAACGTTGTACGCATTCAAGGATATGAAGACAAAGTATTGGACGAATTACTGATGATATATACAGAGGAACAAATTCTTACCAAAAGAACTGAGATGCCTGATGTTTGGTACTTGGATGGTGGAAAATATAGACGATACTATCCAGATTTTTATATTCCAAAAGATAATCTTATTATTGAAGTGAAAAGCACTTATACATACAGGGCAAACATCATTAAATTTCATAGGAAACGTAAAGCTTGTGAATATCTTGGATACAGATTCAAAAGCTATATAAGCAAATCGCGAAAGCACAACTTTGAAGAACTATACGTATAGTGTTATTATTTCTTAGGTAGAGAACATGTTTTTGCTTTAGGTGAGCAAACTGCACGAATGTTTTCGTATTTATGTAGGACATCGATAAAAGGAGGGCTAGGTTGGGTTATGAGTGTTTCTGTTTTGGCTTTGTCAAGTAGTTCATAGTATTGTGTCTCGTTAATCTTACGCTTGTTGTACATTGATTTAAGACGCTTCTTTTCTGTATTATAGCATTTTTTTTCCTGGTTGATCAATTTGTTGTTGACTTTGTCACGTATGAGATATAACCAATACATCAATTCTAATCTACCAACTAAGTAGGGTTCTATAGGGAGTTCTCTGTAAAATTGTTTGAAAGATTCTCTACAGAAAACACACGGCATCACAACACTCAAACCTCGTAGCAAGTTTTTGAATTGTGTTTTTACTTGTTGGTGTGTTTTACTGGTTTTATCAAGACGTATAGGATATGTACCCATAATGCAAGCAAACAAAAAATACCAGCCACTTGGTCCCCAACTCCTAGTACTGAGCCCAGAAGAAGACTGAAAATGTATGTACTCTTCTTTGGTTATAGGAAGTTCTATCTTCATATTTTATTGTTATAGTTACACAATAAAATCGGAATTATGAATGAAAACAAAAAATGAAATTAAAAACGACACCTTGTTTGGTAAAGCAAATTATGGAAACAAACAAAGTGAATCTTGAAGTGTACGTGTGTTTAGATGTAGATAAAACAAAAATAGACACGGAAATGATTATTCGATGCATAAGTGTGTTCATATCAGTACACCATCCAAAGTATAATGTCAAGTTAATTCGGGAGATAAATACAGAGACAATTGCATCAGAAGGAGACGTTATTCAAAAGGGGATGCATTGTTTTGGTAAAATGTTTGACATTTTAAAACTTAAAACAAAAGATGATGTGTGGTTTTTGTACATGGCGTCTGGGTATTTGAAAATGATGCCAGATAGAAAAGTCACATTATTGTTACTGAACCGAGATCCGAGTATCAGAAAATG